GCTAATTATAAAGCATTTAGAGAAACACAAGACAACTAATGGAAGTAAACCCAATACTATTTTGGAATGGACTACTAACGCTCGTCATAGCACCTGCTATATGGGTGTTTCGTGGTATGTTTAATGAAGTAAAACGCTTGGATATACTCCTCAATAAAACACGAGAGGAGTATGCCAAACGTGATGATGTTAAAGAAGATATGCATAACATTATGGATGCTATGCAAAGACTAGAAGATAAATTAGATAAGATATTAATAGGAAAATAAATAATGGCTATGTTTAAGGGGTTTAAACCTCAAGCAATGCAAAAGATTGCAAGTAGTATGGGTTATCAAGGACCTATACAAGACTTTGATGCATACCTAGAGCAAAACCCTGATAAGAAAAGGGAGATGGTTGTATATGAAGAAGCTGCAAAAGAAATGGCTAGAGGTGGTGTTGTTAGAATGCAAACAGGTGGACAACCACAACCAAGACCTCTAACACAACAGTATATACCACAACAGAATATACCTGCAGGTTCAAGCATAGGTGATGTGTCAGCACAGAAGGCTCTTGCTCCTGCTTTACCAACAGGAACTACAACAGTGCCTGTAGGAACACAAGTATCACAAGAACAATTAGTAGACCCTCGTGCAGGACAGATGACAGGTACAGTAGCCGTGCCAACAGCAATGGCTACAACAACAATGGCACAACAACCTACTACTACACAAGCAAATGTAATGGATGCACAACAAACTGCAGAGCAAGTTAATACATCACTTGATACATTACAGGCATCTCAAACAGACCCCAATGACCCAAGAGCATCCGTTCTTGCAGCACAACAAACAGCATCAAGTGTAAAGAATTTATCTTCAGCACAAGGTAATGCTATCTTAATGACTAATCCTGTACAGAGGCAGATACAAACAGGTGAGCTAATAGATGGTGTAGCAAACGCAGAAAAAGCATCAAAGTATACTGAACAGGTACAGGCTGCGACAGCAACACCCACAGACCAAGCCACAGTGCAGGGTCAGCTATCACAGTTAACTGCTAACTTTGATGCGACTAATCCACCATCTTGGGCAGCAGGTGCTATCAGAGGTGTACAATCTGTTATGCAACAAAGAGGTATAGGTGCTTCTAGTATAGCAGGACAGGCACTTGTACAGGCAGCAATTGAGTCAGCTTTACCTATTGCACAAGCAGATGCAAATACAGTTAAAACATTTGAAATGCAGAACCTGTCAAACAGACAACAACGGTCAATGTTGGCAGCACAGCAACGAGCTACATTTATAGGTCAGGAATTTGACCAAGCCTTTCAAGCTAGAGTACAGAACGCATCAAAAATATCTGATATAGCAAATGTAAACTTTAATGCAGAACAACAAGTAGCACTAGAAAATTCTAAACTTGCTAATACAATGAATTTAAATAACTTATCTAATAGACAAGCTCTTGTAATAGCAGAAGCATCTGCTTTAGCGAATATGGATTTATCTAATTTAAATAATAGGCAACAGGCTTCTGTACAAAATGCTCAAAACTTTTTACAGATGGATATGGCTAATTTAACTAACCAACAACAGACAGAAGTTTTTAAAGCACAACAACGAATACAATCTTTGTTTACAGACCAAGCTGCAGAAAATGCATCAAAACAGTTTAACGCAACATCACAAAATCAGACAGACCAATTTTTTGCTAACTTAGCTACACAAGTAGCACAGTATAATGCTACCCAAGCTAATGCTCAAGGTCAGTTTAATGCAGGTCAGGTTAATACAGTAGAAAGATTTAATGCTGAATTAAACAATCAACGTGACCAATTTAATGCACAAAATCAATTAGTAATAGCACAGAATAATGCACAGTGGAGAAGACAGATAGCGACAGCAGATACTGTAGCTGTTAATAGAGCAAATGAATTAAATGCAAATGCATTGTTAGATATATCTAAAACTTCATACGATAACTTATGGCAATATTACGCTGATAGTATGGAGTGGGCATGGACTTCTGCTGAAAATGAATTAGATAGAATAACTAAACTTGCCGAAGCACAGCTAGATGCTGAGACACAAGCTGCTATATCTTCTGCATCATCTTCTTCAGCAGCAGGTACTGCAATTGGAAATCTAATAGGAACATTAGGAAGTGCCTATCTAAGATTTGGAACAGGTAATATACCAACATGATTACAAATTACACAAAACTAGCATACAGAAATATGCAAAATGTAAAATTAAATGAACCTAAACCTGTTAAAAAAGGTAATGGTTTACTAGCACCTATGACAAATTCAATTAACAAAAATAAAAATACATTTTCAAATGAACCTGCTTATAGAGTCGCTAAATACTTTAATAGCATAAGAAATATAAGAATGGAATTAAAAAATAATGGAAATAAAGACACCTAATTTTGATGCTCCTATTGCAGGAATGGGTTTAACCCACGAACTTAGAGCAAGACCTTGGCAGAATCCACCTCAATTTACAACCGTTGATGAGGTTGTAGAACATTATACATCTAAAATGATGTCAGATGAATTTTCAGAACAGCTTGTTGATATCATAGATATGGGTATACCTTTAACAACAATTGCTAATACAATACAACTAGCAGGTGTTATGGAAGGTAAGCATACAGTAGATACAGGATTGTTAAGTTTACCTGTACTAGTAGAAAATATGCAACTAATAGGTGATACTGCAGGTATTAAATATACAACAGGATTAGAAGATAGTCCAAGTAAAGACCGTGATACTTTAGCAAAAAGAAGTGTAGAAAAAATGCTAAAAGAAAAAGATGTTAATGTAGATTCTATGGACACTATTAAAGAACCTGATGTAGAAGAACCTGTTGAAGAAGAAGAGCCAAAAGGATTAATGTCTAGGAGAGCTATATGATTAGAAGTATATTTAATAAACCTTTTTTAGAGGGTCTTGCAGGTGGTATTGCTACAAGTGCATCTAAGGGTATTCAAGGTGCTATGGATGACTATGACGATAGGATACAAAGAATAGCCAGAAGTAGGGTAAATAAAGCTGAAGAAGAAACTAAAAGATTCAATAAAGAATTTAGAGAAAATCAGGATGAAATTAAACTTTTAGAAGCACAGTTAAATCAAAATGGAAGCACTAGAGGTATAGAAGTATTACATAGTATAATTGCTAAAAATGGATATGGTTATGCAAAGACTGTTGTTCCTGAAATTGCCTCAAAGTTAGTTACAAGTGGTATGAAAATAGAACAGTTATATACATTACCTGAAATAGCACCTAATGGAAAAAGAAAAGTTCCAACACAACAACAACTTGCAAATAGCATAACAATACCTATGGACTTTGGTATGAAAGATAGTGATATGGGAACAGCCTTAGAAGGAACAGGCATGAACATATTAAACATATTTATGAGGGGCAAAAACAATGCAACTGAACAAGCAAAAAAATATGTTCAAACAGAATTAGCGTTATCAGGATATAGTGAAGATAGTTTACAAACAGACTATGGAGAATTACCTGCACCTGCAGCACCTAACATTAATGTAGATAGATTTCAGTTGTTACTAGGTCAATCTTATGAAAAAGATTTAGGATTAATTAAAGGTAGACTAGAAAATCTTGACCCAAAAAGTGATGAATATAGAGACTTATCAGAAAGAGAACTAGAGCTAGAAATAATTATAAGAAATACAGCAGATAAAGAAATAAAAAGTGGCAGTGCAAATGAAAGGTCTGTAAATAATCTATTAAAACATTACCTTATGAGTGGTTTAGGTGTAGACCAAAGTTTATTAAATGGTGAGTGGAATGCAGATGATACTAAATTAAACAACGCAAAACTTTCATCTAATTATGCAAATAAGTTAACAGGTTTTTTAAAGATGTCTAAGTTAGCTGAAAATAGAGGAAGCCTAAATGCACCTATGGTTGGTTACATAGATGAAAATCAAAAAACTAATGTAATGGATGATTTTAGTAGACAACAAATACCTTATGGCGATGCCTTAGATGCTATGCAATTTTTGTCATATGCAGCAAATAATCTTCTTGATGTTCAGATTATAACAAAAGAAATGATTAAAAATGATAAGAAACTAGATAGAAATGGAGACGGTTCTGCATATTTTGTGGTAAATGGAAATATAGATTATGACAAAAACGAGTTTCAACAAAAGCCTAATAATAATGTTACTCCTAAAAACACTGTAACTAATACAGGCAATACCTCTGTACAAAATAACACACAAAATAGTGTTGATATTTCGACACTTGTAACTAAATTTTTAAACAGTGGAAGTGCTACACAAGCAAGACAAATTAAAGTATTTTTAAAAAATAATTTACAACAGACTGATGAAGCTACGCTAAAACAAAAATTTAAAAATTTAACAAATCAAGATTGGAATGATAAGGCTTACGGTTTAATTACGAAATGACATATAAATATTTAGATAAACAGGATTTAAACAAAGAAAATCTTATAAGTGATGAGCAGTTTCTAGAAGATGCTGCTCTTTTTTTAGAAGATAGGGGAGGCTATGAATTTTCATACAGTGATGAAGATGTTAATGAACAGATTTATGATGGGTTTATGGAACATTTTCGTAAACAAAATGTTAACGAAGTAACAGCTACTAGAGATTTATTCTATGCTCAAACAGCAGATGATGAAAGTCAAGAGCGTTTTGGTAGTTTAATGAATGCTTATGATAATATGGATAGTGACTTTGGTTGGACAGCAGCAGGTGATTATGTAGAAGGTGTTCTTAAAGCTCCCTCTACTTATGCAGGTATATTTAGTTTTGGTGCAGCAAAAGCAGGTTCTTTGGCGGCACAACAAGGCATTAAATTAGGCATTAGACAAGTATTAAAAAGAAAAGCTAAAGGTAAAATACGTGCAGGATTAGAGGCATCTGTAGATGGTTTTAAAAAAGGTGGTTGGAAAACTGCAGGAGCTTCTGCTCTCATAGATGGAGCAGTTGCAGGATATACTGTGCGACAACAAGGTGAGACAAGAGAACAGTTAGGTATAGCAGATGATGCAAGTTTAGCTGATATAGCATTAGCCACTACATTTGGTGCTGTAACATCAGGTACTTTTGGTGCAATAACAGGAACACAAAAAACTATAACATCTAATATAGCAGAACAAATTCGATTAAGTGCTATAGCTAAAGAAACACATAAAATAGAAAAAGCTCATAAAAATATAACATCTAAAGTTGCTACAGATGCAGCAACAAAAGATACATATTTATTAGTAAAAGATAAATTATTACCTTTAATAGAGACAGTTCCCGAAAAATTAGCAGAGGGTAAGAAATTAAAAACACCCGGTGGTGGTTTAGCATCAGATGTAAACTTTAAATCTGCTAAATTTGTTCCTACTATTGAGGATAAGTTTCACGAAAATATTGCTTCTGCTGCAACATTAATATTAAAAAATGTAAAACCTATTGTAAAAGAAACAGTAGATTCTACAGGAAAAAAAGTTGTACAAAAAGAACGTATAACATCAAGATTAGCAAGAGGATTAACAGAAGGTGATGTAACAGATGTTGGTATACTAAAAATATTAGATGACCACGGACTAACTGTAACGCAATTAACATCTTTAATCGTAGCAGAATATAGCGAAGCAGGTAGAAAATTAGGTAGATTAGGTGCATTAAAAAAAGCAGAAAAAACAAAATTGTTAAAAGAGTTAGCAGAGATAGACCAAAAACTTGTTAACTTAGCAGATGTAAAAACACCTGCACAAAAAGCATTGGAAGAATCAGAGAAAGGTCTAGGTTCTAAATTAAGAAGAGTGTATACAAATTGGGGTCCTAGTGCTATAAACAAAGCTCGTATTGGACTAATGACAATTCAAACTGCTACAACAGCACGTAATACAACAAATGGATATATGAGAAACTATGTATATGCACTTGACAATGTAGGTGAAGGATTAGCAGACATAGTAAAAGCAGGTGGTCAATTTGTAGGTGGTGCTACTACAGTAAATAAGGCTTTAATTAAAGAGGCTAAAAGGTCAGTTGTTGCAGGTATGGAAAAAATGAGAACAGGTGGTCAGTCTGCTTACATGAAAGACATGTGGTTTGGAACAAACTCTTGGGAAACAGAGGCTCTTTCACTTTTATTTAGAGATGAAAAATTTGGTCAATCAGACCTCGCAAAAACATTATTTAGAGAAATGGGTGATGTAGGTGAAAACCTTGCAGTAGAGGGTGGTATAGTTGCTCTAGCTAGAAAAGCAAATACTTTAAACTCTATGAGTGATAATTATTTTAAAAGAGCTATATTTTCTAGAGAAATTGATAAGTGGATTAGAACAAATACTAATCAAGGTGGTCTTAGAAAAATGTTTGAAGACTATTATTTATCTGAAGGAGCAGAAGACTCTGTAGGAATATTTAATGTAATATTTGACATGGATGGTGGTAAAGAAGCAATTAGAGATGCAATGACAAAAGCATTAGAATTTACATATCAAGAGGGTAAGTTTCAAGGTAAGGCAGGAGCTTTTAACAAGTTAGCCGATGGTTTTATAACGGCAGCTACAGGATTTATACCTGCATCTGCTCTTGTTCCTTTTCCTAGATATCTTGTAAACCAATTAATATTTCAATATGAACATGCACCAATATTAGGTTTAATTAATATGGGTGGTATACTTAATAAAAGAGGTGGAGAAAAAGGTATACGTGGTGTCAACGTAGGTTTAGGAAACGAATTTAGACTTAAACTTGACAGCGAAGCATTTGGAAAACAAATGAGTGGTCTTGGTGTGTTAGCTGCTTTCTATGGAATAAGAAATCATTTTGGTGATGAAAATACAGGTCCTTATGAATTTAAAGTTGGTGGTGCAACATATGATTTAACGGCAGCTTTAGGACCTTTTATGGGTGCTGCTTGGTTTGCAGATTGGTTATATAGACACACAGGACCTAAAGAACAGGGTGAACTATTTGGTGTAAAGCTACCACAAATACATAATAATGATAAAGTAGCTGTTGGTGTTGACGGAAAAGCAAGAGATGCAATAAATGCATTTTTAGGTGGTTCAGCAAAAGGTGGTTCAGGTTTATATGTTGTAGATAGTTTAGTTGATGGTCTTGTAAATTCAAGAGAAGCAGGTGGTCCTAGTGATATGACTTGGCAAGAAGTATCAGCTAGATTTGCAGGTGATTTTTTTAATAGTGCATTAGTTCCTTTTGGTATGGTAAAAGATATAGCAGGAACAGTAGGTGGACTTGAATATAGAGTAGTACAGGATACTACTTCTGTAGATTTTATGGAATATATGTTAAATAGAGCAATGAGGTCTTTTCCTGATAAGTATGACCCTGAACAAGGAGATGTTCCTGTTTATAGACCATCAAGAGATAAACCCTTATATAATGTAAATCCATTTCTTAAAATGATTGTAGGTTTTAATGAACAAGAAAAAAAGACTCTTGTTGAAAATGAACTTGAAAGACTTAGATTTGATTATAGGCAAATAGCACCTAGAAAAATAAAGGGAGACCCTGCTTTTACTAATCTAGCTAAAGGTGAAATGGGTCTTAACATGGACACCTACATTCTTCCATACATAATGAGTAAAGATTATCAATCATTAAAAACGGATAGACAAAAAAAATACTTTTTAAATAAAAAAATAACAGACTATAGAACTTTAGCAAGAACAAAAGTTTTAGAACCTAGTATAAAGGATACATCATCTGAAAGACAGAGAAAACTAAAAGCTCTTTTTATAGGTTTACCTACTAATAAAAGAAGAATAGTAGAGGAAAGATACAGAAAAGAAAATGGAAATAGTCTCTATGAAACACTTGTTGATGTTGATACAAACGGAGATTATATTGAAGGTATACGATTATACATTAATATGTTTGGCGATAGAGACTTTTTTCCAGCTAAGAAAAACTGATAAATCTTAACGGTTATCTCCACTTCCCCCTAGTACACCACGTTTTTTTCTTGAGTGTAACTTTTCTAAATTGTTTTCCATAATCTTACCTAAATCATAATCTAAGTAATCAGCCAACACAGCACAATACCACAACACATCACCTATCTCACTAGGCAAGTCATGCTTCCAATTTTCAGGTGGTAATTTATCACGAATTATCTTCTTAACTTTGTTAGCTATCTCTCCTGCTTCACCTACCAACCCTAAAGTTAAATACTCTAGGGCTGTAGCAGGTGGAAATATAGCAGTTTCTTTTGCTTGTTTTTGGTAATCAGAAGCACTGATATTACTTTTGTTTTTTTCTTTCATAAACTTATTTACCTCTTCTTGTAAAAATGATTCCATTTTATATCCTTACCTAACTTTATAGCATATCCAAAATTATAGCCACGTTGCCACTCTCTGTGTTGCATAGTGTTTGAGGGGTAAGGGTTTTCCGTAGCTATAATCTTATGACCTCTTACAGTCTTTATAAATTGTTTACCCTTAAAAGCATTTAATCCTCTATTAAATTGTATACTTAAAGGTGCATCATATTTACTAAGATTTCTTCTGCGATTTGTTTGCATCATTCTCATTCTCCTTTTTTTGTTCAGGTGATTGTTGTTGTTTTACAAAAAACTTTTGTAACATTTCTAGCTTATCGTGATAATCTGATATCTTTCCAAGCTCTTCTTCTATAGCAGCTTGAATATCTTGATGCTCTCCTATCCCTGTAGGGTTAGTTAGTAACACTTCCATATTTGCCATATGCTTATTAATCATACCCATGTAATAAGTTCTAGCTGCTCCAATTAACATTTCTCTCATATATATTCTCCTTTAAAACGCTTTAATCACATCGGATGAAAACAACTTCTGTATATTCAACAAGTACATCTTAGATGCCTTGTGGTCTCCACCACTAACTACTTTTTTATAATCTAAATTAGAGATTATTCTTTTAAGGTTTTTCGTATCAAAGACAAGAGTGCAGAACGTATCGTCACCAATACATAAGTTATGAAACCAATAGTCTGATTCCGTGCCGTTGATGCCACTTGGTTTTCCATAAGACTCAAACTCAATTGCAATATTGCCTGTCTTCTTCCACATGTCTCTTTCACTTTTCACCTCTATCTTTTTGTTTTGTAGCATATCTGCTATCTTTTTTTCTCTTACTTTACCATATTCTAAGTCAATGTCAAATTTCTTTCTATCTTCTACGCTTGGTTCTAAATTTTGCATAATATGCTCCTTTTTTTGTTGTTGTTAAAAATTTTTCTTTATATAAAGCCCGTCAGAGGGGTAAAACACACCCTCCGAAGGGTAATATACCTGAATTATGAAGCTACAATGTCTACAACCTCACACACTCCTGCAGAACATGCTAACTCTTTTGAGCCTGATGTAGTGTCTTCTTTTTCAAAATCCATCAATCTAGACCAATCTATGACCTCTGGCATCTCTTTTATTAGCTCTTCATACTTATCCTTACTAATTTCTTGATAAGGTGCTTGTGCATAAGTGTGGTCACTGTGTGGCAGAAAGCTAATTCCTGATATATCATCAAAGTTTTCATATACCCATGCTCCAACTTTCATCCACTCATCTTCTTTTACAGTTATTGTAACAGAAGGTTTATGTTCACACCAATGTCTTTGATAAGCTAACCATATCTTTAATTGGTCTTCTGCATCAACATCATTTCTTGTAATAGCATTATCAGGTGCTTTCATTGGAAAGCTAAATACTGTAGTGCTATCAGGTTTCATAACATCAGGCTCATTTGGAATATTACTATAAATCATAAACTGTGTCAATGGGTCTTTGTTATCGCCACGTACAGTACGAATATAATACTGGCTATGTCTAGCATGTATACCACTTGCACTATCCACAAGTTGAGAAACAGTACCACTTGGTTTAACACAAGTAATGGCAGTTGACTGAGGTATACCCAAAGACTTAGCAAACTCTTTATTTGTTTCAATTGCAATCTCCTTTAGCTCTTTTAACTTATCACCTGTAGTATATTCATCCCACAGATTTGTGCCATCTTCATAAACCCAAAAGGCATCTGTGTTAAACTCTTTGTTATCCATTATACCTGTTAGTGATACACCCAATAGTCTTTCTTCCTCTGTATTATCTTTCCATATCTTACGCAAATATTTAAAGTCTGTCAAGGTTGACTGTAGTGTGCCTAGTATAGTTGCAATACGTACTTTTTCTTTTAAGGTTTTCATAGTGTCATTTTCTCTAACTACAACCTCTGATAAGTTACAAAATTGATATGGTCTTAATATAATTTCACTACATGGATTACAACCAAATGCATGGTCAGTATCTCTTCTACCATTTTTAGCTGCTTGTTTTATAGCAGACTTACGATTAAAAATACCACGCTCACCTGATTTACTTTCTACAAGAGACAACCACTCACGCATGTATGTCTCCATACTAACTTTACCTTTGTATGCAACACTATTATTTGCTAAGGCTCGTTGTCCTTCATTCTCCCACCACTGACCTGACTTAGCATGTCTCATTTGGTCATCACCTAAGTTAGATAAACTGATAAGAGCAGAACGTCTTACTCCACCTACAACTACAACTTCACCTACCTTACACATTATATCGTGACACTCAATAGGGTATAGTCTTCTACCTGATGCATTTCTAAAAATGTTTATACAGAATTTATATAAGTCTACAAGTGGTTCAGGACCTGATGCTCTACCACCAAATGTTTTAAGTCTAGCACCTGCAGGTCTTACATCTGATACATCAAATTTAGGAACTTGTCCAACATATAACATAGCTATTAATTCACGCAATGCCTTTGCCCAACCTGAGCGAGAGTCACCTACTTTAATAACAGTTGTGCTGTCTTCAAAGTGTTCATTAACTATAGGAAGTTTATCTACGTTCTCTCTTTCTACAGAAAATCCTACACCTGTACCACACATAAGTATGTACATACACTCGTCAAAAGCACGAGGGCTGTCAACAGGTAAGTATGAACAATTGTAACCTGCTACATGACATCTATCTAATGCCTTACCTGCAGTCATCAATGCTCTCATACTAGGCATTACACCTAAGTTAAGTATTTGTTCAGTCATTTGATTTTGTAATTCTAGAGATAAATCAAGATTATGTTTTTTAGATGCGTGTGTTACCATATGCTGTACATATCTATCGACAGTTTCTGCCCACGTTTCTCTTCTATTTTCGTCATCTATCCATCTAGCATATCGTGATAATGCTATGAAGTTTTGATAGTCTGTTGGTAAATAATTATTGTTCATTTTTTCTATCTCCTACTATTATTCTTATATGCTTTATGGTAAAGCCATCTATTTCATGTACTAAGTCTGTTAAATAATCTTTTAACTCTTCATCTACTCTATCATCAGAGGGTCCTATATAAACTTCTTCATCAACTTTTAGTGTCATCATTACTTTTACATTCATTTTCTAAAACCTCTCTTAATCTTTTACTATAGAATATAGCTTTGTCAACATCTTCTATACCATTCTTATATCTATATCTCCAAATATATTTTATAATATTTCCTTGTAGATAATATTGAAAACCTTCATCCGTAGCAGCCTTAATTGCATCAAGACATTCTATACCACTTTGATTGTAGTGTGGTGGATGATTAACCATATCTTCAACAAGCTCTCTGTTTACCATAGTTTTATCTTTTGTAGATGGTAAAACATCTTCAAACTCTATCATTTCTTTTATTGATGCACTCATTTATTTTTTTCCTCATTGTTAAAGTTAACATTTATAACATTTTTATCAGTATTGTCAACAGCTACCTTTATGTTTTGCTTGTTGCCTGTATTTTGTTCATCAGGTGTTTTAAGAAAATTAAATACTCTTTCACGTAATCCAATATCTTCTTCCATTAAACTTAATGCTGCACAAGCCATCTGACACACATTCTCTAATGCGTAAAAGCTATCATCATCCAAAGTTGTTCGCCTTACATTAATTGCTAGATGATACCTGCCTAGCCAAGCACCTTCATCATCAACATCAGGTATGAGTTCTATAAAAAATTGGTTTCCTTTATTATCAAATTTTGTCATATTGTTCTCCTCATTTTGTTACCTAAAAACTTTATAAACTTAGGATGGTTATTTTTTCCTTTTTCTTTTAGCCAATCTTCAGGAATAATTCTATCGTAATATCTAAAATCATATTTGATACACCATTCTCCATAAGATGACTTTGCACCTTTTCTTAACTTTCTTTTGCTACTTGTAAACACAAATCTAATATCTAAATTAGGATGTTGTTTTTTTATACACAAATGTTTTCTTCTATCTGCAACAGTGAATATACCTTTAGTTTCTATTATAACACCATTGTGTAATACAAAGTCTGGGGTATAGGTGCGATATGCAAGGTCTTCCCATTCTATCTTAACTTTTTCATATAAGAATTTTATACTACGTTCAGTAAGATAAGTGGCTACAGTATCTTCCAAACCACTCCTATACCCATTTCTACGTGCTACTTGGGTTGCACTGTAGGCTGCCATTAAAAGTAAAACTTAAACGGATAGTCTGATGAATAAGTATGCCCATATCCTAGTGCTTTCATCTCATCACGAACTAACTTTTCTGCTTCCTTGCGTTGTTCTATAGCACTACGTAAACCTTCTGTTCTACGTTCTCTATATTCTTTTTTCATTGCAAGAAGCTCCTGCTCCTTCTCTTTAATTAATTCAGCCATCTCTTCTACATTTTTCATATAAGGTTCTCCTTTCTTATTTTAAGCATCTGCCCATACTTTTTTAGCTTCTTTTTTTTGTTTATCACTCCAAGTCCATGAATCAAAGTTTGGGTATACTAAAGAAGCTAACTCATGTCTATCATTACTAATAGACAAAAATTTCTGTATACTAAAAGCTACTTTTTTAAGTTGTTTTTTATATACAGACAAATCTCTAAGTGTAAACTTTTTATAATCCTTTGGTGTAGCAAAAAATAAGTCTACACTATTACTTGGATAAGCCATAGAGTAAAATGCCATCTGTCTCTTTTGTGCTTCTGTAGGTCTTGATGGCATTCGTGTTGATGTTTTTAGGTCAACTATTTTATTTTTAAATCTAAAGTCAATGTATCCCATAACAGGTATAGGCATGTCCTCAAATTGAACCTCAACTCTTTCTTGATAATCTTCTAAGTTTTTATACTTAAAATTTTCATCAATAACTTTACCAAAGTTAGGTAGTAGATTTCTTTCTTTTTCTACCTTGACATCGCCTAAGTCAATATTAGATTCTGTACACATAGTCATAAACTTCATTTCTAATGCATCAAAGTCAAACTTACCTGTCTTGTATTTATCAGCTAGTACAGCTTCCTGAACAGTACCTCTAACTGCTCCTGCTCCACTACCTGATTTAATACCAAACAAATACCTAGATACCCACATAGGCATGTCACTTATGTAGGTATTTATATTGCTAGGTGATAAGTATCTAATATTGTGAACCTCAAAGGGATTATTACTTTTCATTTAAATCAACATCAACAAAGTTATCAACAAGTTTCATATCATTTGCAGATACATCGCCCTGTTTTCTAGCAACCAATTCATCCCATTTTGATACAACTTTATCATTGTGAACTTTAATCCAGTCCATAAAGTCACCAAATATTTTATGGTCTTCCTCAACTACATCTAGTTTAGTCGTTAAATCTAACTGAACATTAGGTAAGTAAAATTTAGTTCCTGTATTTGTAGAAAACCCTTCTGTTCCATCTAAATTAATTATATGCTGTAGAGGTAGTCTTTCCATCTTACTAAACTTAGTAAAGATTTCTCCAACAGATTTATAAGCATCCCTGTTATCTATTTCCCATAACACAGGAACTTTTAACGTGTCTTCTTTTATCTCTTTTCCATCAGACTCTTGGATAGGTGCTATCATTTCTACTACACCAAATACACATCTATTTCTTTTGATAGACCTAATTAGTTCCTGCATCTCAATTGGAAGTGCTTGAAAGTCTTTTACATATCCTGCAGGTTTACCACAATTAAAAGTACCTGCTGTATCCTTTAAGTCTATGTTTAAGTTATCAGACATAATAGTTTTTTGATACTCACCCTTCTTCTCGCCATCTTTAGCATTAGTATTTTGTACATATCTTTTATACATATACCTTTGTGCAAAGGGTCTAAATTTTACCTTTTTTGCAAAGTAATACGTAGAATTTTCACCAACTATTTCAAGTCTATACATACCACCTTCTATAACTTCAGTAGTAATTTCTTTACCTTTAGAGTTAATATCTTTACCCATTGTAGGTTGATGCCATACTCTAAATCTATTTAAAGTATTACTCTTTTTAGTTTCTCCTGTGTTTGCAGACAGACCCATAGCCTTTGCCATAGCTGCATAATTATCTGTATTTATAGTTACTAATTCATTATTCATATATATTTTCTCCTTTCAAAGTAAGACTGTTATATCACATTACATCTTTCGTGTCAAGCCAATTATCTCCAATTTTTGCCTCTAATAATAATGGTAAATTAAAATCAATATTAAATGTTTTATTTATTAAAGAACTCATTTTGTCATTAGTTTCACGAATTATACCTAACACAATATCCACCTCTTTAGGGTGAATATCAATAACTATAGAATCATGTACAGTATTTACCACACATGACATATACTTGTCAAGTGCCTTATAAATATGTACTAAAATTAAAGGTACTACATCGGCAGTTGCAAAAGACTGCACAGGGTAGTTTTTAATCTGTGTAAAATAACTTACACCACCCTTTCTTTTTCTCTGCACATCAGGAAAAGAAAATTGCCTACCTGAAGGTGTAGTAATCATACCTGTTTCTAAAGCCTCCTCAGCCAATCTGGAATGCCATAGTGCGATTCCTTTGTACTTTTCTGTGAACTGTTTATAATACGTTGCTTCAGCAGTTGTCCTCCCAAACCCCGTAGCTCCGTAGAGTGGGGCAAACGTGTGGGCTTTCGCTTCCTGCCTAGTAGTCTTTTGACCACTATCCGAAATAACCTTCGCAGTGTAACTATGTACGTCAAAACCATCATTAATCTCCTTCATTGCTGTTTTATCCTGTGACAAATATGCCGCAGTCCTAAACTCTAATTGTGCAAAATCTGCTTCAAGTATCTTGCCACCTTCCCATCGTGAAACAAATACCCTTTTTACAGGAAACGTACCACCTCTAGGCATGTTCTGCATGTTTGGGTCTGCTCCACTAAACCTACCTGTTGATGTTCTATGTTGTAGTAGTCGAACATGCAACTTACCATCTGCTTTAGTATAGGTATTTATACCATCAACAAATGACGATAGATATGTATCTAGTGCTGACAGTCTTTGTAGGTCGGTTAAAAACTGTACAGCATCCTGCATATCATTCTTTCTAGCAACACTACGTAATGTGTCTAGATATGTTTTGTTAATTGTAAAACCATTTGCACTGACCCATTTAGAATTTGGTGCTGTAAATTTTAACCCTGCTACAACTCCTGTATCATTAAATAAGTAACCATGAGTACTGCAATTAACACATCTACTTGTCCTAGAATATAAACTGCCATCCTTTTTTACCTTTCTTACATAACCTTCGCCCTTACATACGTTGCACTTTACAGCTTTTGTTTTTTGTATAATTGAAGAATATTCTTTTACTATATTTTTATATTGTGCATCAGGCATATAAGGTATAAAATTATTTGCCCACATAGATTTATCATTAGGTTTTCTACTATATATTACCCAAGACATTTGCTCAGGGCTATTTAAATTAATAGGTGTGTCTCCCATTAGATATCGCACCTGTTTATTTAACCTAGTTTCTACATCTAACCTTTCTTGCTCAAACTGTTTTTTTACTTCATCTAGTTTATCTAAGTTAACAGAAAAACCATTTCGATATATCTTTGCAAGTATAACACAAACTTGATTTGTTAAGTTTACTGTACTTGTAAGAACTTTATTTTTATCTTTGTTTAACCTACTTGTTATAGATTGATATAAATCTCTTGTAGCAAATAGGTCTGCCTTTAAATATTCTGATAACTCATCTCTAGGTATTTCATCTGTAGCATAACCTTTTGCAAAGTAATCCTTTAGAGTATCCTCTTTTTTAGTATCTAAATTATATCTCAATGCACAATCCTTGAGATGCAAAGGTTCTTTAATACCTCTCTGTAATATATACTCGCCCAGCATAGTATCAAATACATCTTTATCATATTTAAACCCACACTCCCAAAGCCACATCAAATCATAGGCTATGTTATGTCCTATAAGACATGTTGTTTTGTCTAGTGTTTCCTGTATATCATTTGTTTCGCCTGTATCCATACTATATAATTTATAATCGCCATCTTCTTTTAGATAACCTACCATGACCAATTTGTTTGATGGTTCAAATGGGTCAAGGTGCATCTTACCATCTTTCTTTGTAACTGTATTTTCTACATCTAAAATTAATTTCATACTTCATATCTTCCTACTTGATAATTCAAATTACAGTGAACGACACCGTGCCATCCTGTAAGTTTATTCTTTACCACATTTAAATGCCTTTGTAAATCCTCTTCTGTTTCATCTTGTTTTGGTGGGTTTTTAGCAATTAAAATCATCAAGTCAGCTTCTGCAGCCTTGCCTGTTCTACTGCCTTCCATCATACTTTGATTTAATAATACCTTACCCTCTGCATCTGCAGATAGCTGTGACATATAAAACATAGCACACTTGTGTTCCTTTGCAATCATACGAGCATGTACTGCATTAGCCTTGAGTGCTTCGTCTGTTCTAGCAAAGCCCCCTGTACGTGCAAACTTGTCACCCATATCAAGTATTACAATATCAGGTCTGTACGATTTACAAACACTTTCAACCCATGACATATCTCTACCTGTAGCATCTTTAATCTTTATGTTTTGTTTTACAGGCTCATACAAATCCCTTGCTTTAATTGGATTATCTCTAACTTCTTTCATAGTCATGCCTGTTGCTGCCGTCAGATATCTAGCACCAACTCTATGGCTTCCCTCTTCGTTACATAGTATAATACAACTTGCCCCCTGCTGTGCCAAACCATTAGGACCTGCCAACAAACTTGCATGAAAGGAAGTCTTGCCTGTATTAGGTCTAGCTCCTATCTCAATTAAATGTCCTGAGTTAATTCCTTCTACCTGTCTTGTTAGTGCAGGTACATTGAAAGACCAACGTGCTTCTAAATCATTTTTAGCTAGTAATGTTTCTATATCCATATCATCCCACTCCACATTTAAATTAGGTGTAAAATCATCTCCGTACATCTCTAGTATATTACGGATAGGTTCAAGGCTTGAGTGTGAGCCATTCACATAGTCAAACCCTATGTTTGCAATATCTTCTCCTACAATCTGTTGGAACAGCTTTGACAACACTTCCTGTGCTACATCACCCCCAAGAGGTTGTTCATTCTTTATCTGCCTAAACAAGGAACTGTAGGCTTGTTTCTGTGCTGTTGTCATTGATGGATTGCTAGACATAAACAATGCCTCAATCTCATCAGGTGTAACTGTTCTCTCATATCTACTCATAGCTGTGTCAATAGACTTTTTTATTTTACGAGTATCTTTACTAAATAATCTGTCAGGACATTTAGCCCCACGATGGTCATCGTAGAACTCCTTATCCATCAAACTTCTTATCAATCCTAATTCCATAACTGTGTCTCCTTTGGGGTTAGTTCATACAAATTTTGTATATCTAATTCATTTCTATATTTTAAGTCATCCTTTAGTTTTAGTATCTTAACATCTTTTACATGTGAACGTAACTCTTTAGCAAAAGAAATAGTCTTAGGTAATGCATCAGGGTCTAAGGCTATGATAGTAGTCGAGAACTGCGACAGGAATTTTTTGTGTGAGTCCATTAACGATGTACCCAACACAGCTACCCCAACATATACATCACTACCCACAACTCCTGCACTGATGCAATCCTCGACTACAATTGCGATACTACCACAACCAAATGAATAAGGCAAGTCCGAATTACCATAACGTTTCCATTTTGGTATCTTGTTAAAGATAGACCTACCTGTAGCATCGACAACTCTGCCATCCCTCTTGATAGGAAAGACAACCCTGTGTTCTTTTACATCATAATACAAATCTAATTTAGATTGGTCTAAACTCCATTTGTTACACCAATCATTTATTTCATTTCTAGTATGATGTGGAACTACATACTCAGGCAACTCAAAATTACTCACAACTTGGGAGCTTTTTTTATTCTGTATGTCACGTATCTCATCTACAGATAAGCGAACACGAGTGCTACCTCTAATAACACAAGAGGCTTTGTAGCAGTTCCATAACAAAGAACCCATGTTGTTTGTAACAGAAAATGTTTTGTACGAATTACACATAGGACAATTCATTCTACGTGTGTCTCCACTCTCTACATTTAACTGTTTAACATATTCATATATATTATACATATTATATACTATATCCTTCCTTGTCGGCATTTGATATGCTTATATCATGCTCTGAAGTATCCGTCAACCCCCTACGTGTTTGATATGCTAAATTAGCACTTTTAAATGTATTTTTCATATATGGCTTAACACTTTGTGGGTTAGCATGTCCAGTAACTGACATAATATTACCCATAGATACACCTGCATCTACCATTTCAACTGTTCCTGTTCTACGTAAGTCAGATAATCGTAGCTCATTAGAAAGCCCTGCATCATTCATAACTTTTCTAGCTAGTCTAGGTAGTTTATACATACAATAGGGTACGTAAGAGCCTTTATAGAGCTTTGGTTGGGGTGCTACATACTCTTGAAACCCAAAATCTTCTTTCTGTTGTACTAACATCTCACCTAAGCCATCAGGTATGGGTAAAAAAACTTCTGCTCTACGTTTAGATTGTTCAATATGCATTTGGTCATTCTTAAAATCTATGTTTGACCATTGCAGTAAACGCATATCACCAACTCTTTGACACCATTCATATGCCATGTGAGCAATCAAACCAACACTTCTTGTTTTATAGTTTGAGTAAGCTACATCTAAAAATTTAAACACATCTCTTCTATACCAAACTACTTTTCTATTAGGTGTGTTTCTTTTCTTTACTTTTGTAAACACATTTTGAACACAATGTTCCATATTAATACCATGATTAATTACTATTCTAGATGTTGACATTATGTGATTAGCGAATGACACACCTCTGTTGCACCAGTCGTTGTATGCTAACTTGGCAATTTTAGTTGTGAGACTAGACAGCTTGTAACTGCCTAGCCTCTTACCATCACTTACAGAAGTCTCTAACATAATTTTAATAAAGTATTTATATTTTGTCTTAGTCTCTTCTCGTAAGTTATTGTATTCAAACGATAAATAGTAATCATCTACTAACTCGGTAACGAGCATTATGCCGCCACCAATTTAGTAAACTCAGGTGTTGATATCCACTTAGATACCTCTTGTTCTCTAGCCCACATAGACTGACTAACAGTATCTTTACCTGTGTTACGTAAATTAAAACCATTTCTCTCATCTGCATAAGATGCATAGTTAGTAAATGCACTGTACAAGGCAAACACATTTCTGCCACGTTTACGAATTTCTTTTTGTGCAAGTGGTATCATCTTCTCTGCCTTCCTATCGGACTTCATAATAGATGACAAGTACTCTTTCCAAGACTTCATAGAGTGCATTGGTAGCTCTATATTTGCCCAAGTCTGTAGCTTTTTTGTCTGCTCATAGAAGTCTACACTACTTTGATTAAGTTCTTGTATAAACCTATCCATGCAAAAATTAGATGTGTTCTTACGTCTAACCTTATCATACTCTCCTGTAATCATTCCGTTTGTACAGAAGAAGTCAATAGCCCCAAAGAATACTTGATTAGAACAAGACCCATCAACACCATGTAAGGCAATAACTCTCTGCCCTATCTTGGTCTCATGCTTGTCTGTTTCTATTGTGCTAGTTACATTAGGCAATGTCATGTCCATCATAGCCCATGCATTGTTTCTAGCACTACCCCACTTTACAGTAGAGCCTGACATAGAATCAGGAATGTTCTCAACCATAGTGTTTTGCACACCTTCAAAGAACTCTTTGTGTGAGGCACATCTAAAACCATGACCTACTACATTTAAGTATTCACCTGTTTTATTATTAATAACATATTTTTTGTCATTAACTTTTGATGGCTCAAAGTATACCTGAAAATCTAAGTTATCAGGAACTGCGTGTATTTCTGTTGGTATAATATCGAATGGCATAAAAGCCTCCTTTCTAAATTACTCCCATGTTGGGAGATTTTTGTTAAGTGATACTGTGTTATATCACATATATTATATTTGTCAAATTAATTTACTTTCCACATTGGATGCCAAGCCCTATCGTCAGAACTTAGTACATAGTCACCCCAATGATTAGGTGTATCATCTTCAGTCTTCTGTGGTGCAAACTGTAAAGAACTATGTAGCTCGTGTATAAGCTCTTCTAGAACTCTAACTTGAGATAGAGTAACATCTTTTGTTTCCTCTATATCTCTAACCATAGTTTGTAAGTCATTGTGGTATTTAAGAAACACTCTTCTTGTACCACCTGCTATAATAATGTCCTCATTATTTATATCTACCTTAAAAGTATTTTTAGTTTTTGTCATCTTTCTTCTCCTTCTTTCTGTTGTATGAGCCTTTGCCCTTTTTAGGCTTGACTGCATAGGTTGCATATTTTCTTCGTGACATAGCTATTGCCCTAGCTATTGGGTTGATAAGTCTGTTTATCATTTCTTTTCATCTATGTATACACGCATACACTTTGCCCTGTCAAGTGGTACTTCACGTTCAAATGTTTTCCATGTTTCACCATTCTCCATTTTGTCATGGTCAAGGTATTGCCCCCTAACACGCATCTTGTATCGTTTATTGTTAAGATAAGTTTTCATAGACTTTACTAATACATCTCCGTGATTGTCATTTGGTATTTCAGAAAACATAAAGATAGGTGATGTTTTTATTTGATTAAGTTCTTCTCTCAGAAAATCATTCTCTTCTAGTAAGTCAGCTACTCTACCCTCTTGAGTATCTCTTCTTACCTCTTCTGAAAGTGTATCCTGCATCTTTTGAAATGCCCTAATCACATGTATAAAGTCCATATCATTAATCATCACAGTTTCACCATTCTCTTTTGTATATGTACCAAGTGAATACATATCTTGTGGTAGTAAATTATGGGAAGCCTCAAGTATCTCTAGTAATTTTATTAACTTTTTAATCTTCATTGTCTACTCCTTTCAGTATGTGTGCTATAACATCTACAGTCCAGCCATTGCCAATCATCTTGTATCTCTGTGTCTTGGATACATGGTTGGTGTAGTTGTCAGGCACAGTTTGTAATCTCTCACATTCGAGAGGGGTTAGTTTTCTCCATGTCATACCTTCTACCACAACATTATCTTTTTGTACAGTCGTAAGACAGTTAGACTTGTCATCTGCTCGTACTTCTACTTGTGGCTCTAAAGGTAAATCCATTTGATAGTCCTTGCGTACTCCATTCTTATCAAGCCTACGATTAACAATGCGACCACCTTTGGTAGAATAGGTAGCTACTTTAGGCTCTCTGTTCCCACCCTGCATAGTCAAAAGTGTGGGAGACTTCCCATTCATATGGTACACTCTCTTGGCTTGTTCGTGTCTATAGTGGGCATACTGCTCTGCATGTCCTACCTCTAGTGTGCTGTCTACTAACGTCATACCATTGTTACCTGCTCCCTTGTACATTGTAGCCGTAGTACATAAGGCTTTCTGATAGGGGTTTCTGTGATGCCTAGCATTACGAGGATTGATAGGTACAGGTGGCTCATTGTGGTCTGTCTCTAGTATGTCCTTCAACACCAAGCCTTTGTCTTGTGTAGGTATATCAAATGGTATGTTAGTCCAATACAATCTCTTTCTATTCTGTGCAGAGAACAAGTTAGAGTTTATAATTATAGGCTTGACCCCTAGATACTTGGATATAATATCTTGTGCATCTTGTTTCATAGAGACATTCTCCATAAGAAAGTACTTAGGTTTTAACTCATCTTTTAACCTAACAAACTCAAAGAATAGTTTGCTACGTGGGTCATCAAAGTTTAGTTGTTTACCTGCTACACTAAAGCCTTGACAAGGCGAACCACCCATCAGTAGGTCAATGCCACCTATAGGTAGCTTAGTATAGTCAATATTTGTAACGTCACCTATCTGTACTGTTTCAGGGTAGTTAGCCTGTGCAACCTTGATAGCATAATTATCTATCTCAGATGCAAAGTAGGTATCATACTTTACACCTGCTCTGTTGAGGGCTATCTGCCCACAGGACATACCATCAAATAAACTTAATACATTCATATTATTTCTCCCAAGTTGTGACATTTTCTATTCATGTTCTCCCCCATTTCCTCTACCTAGACCACGTTCTTTATACCAATGGTCAAAGTAAGTTGATTTACGTTTTGATATTTCAAATATAGCTACAGTCATTACGATAGCAAATATAAGTATAAGATGTATTACAGCAGTAAAGCCAAACACCCACATGCTACCTACCCACATAGAGAATGCTATGCACCACATCCAAGCAAGTAGTTGCATAACCATATGCCTAACGTGTAGGTCTTGTATGTTACTTAGTGGATTGCGTTCATAATTCATAACAACATTCCAACAATCATATATAAATTTATTCATCTTCTTCCTCTAATTGTTCGTTATATAAGTAAAGACCAAAGTCATAGCCTTGTTTGTAGGCATCAGACAATCTACCATCTTTTCTATTACCTTTTAGTAGCCCATCTGCAACACCATCTTTAAAATCTTGTAGGTTTATTACTGTATCAATCATAATTTATATCCCATCTGTAAAATATGTGGTCATCTATTCTTGCTATGTATGTCTTGGTACTAGCCCAAGATGGTAGCACATAGTGTGCATGGTAGTGTGTCGCACCTTCAACAAAGTCATCAAGGTTGCCATAGTACACTCCGTGTGCAACTGTAAGTGCCGTATCCCATGCATGTCCTTCCTTAGGCTTATCACTCTTGCCATCACAGTACCAACTAAACTGACACCTGTTCTTAACAGGATAGTCAGGTTTCCAACTGTAGGTAGGTCCTTGTTTAACTACTTCACATACTGTGTTGGGATATCGTTCATCACGTACCCTGTTCATAGTTACCTGTGCTACAGCTATCTGACCTATCAAAGATTGGTTCTTAGCCTCGTGATATACGTTAAGTGCTAGGCACATTAAAGTTTCAGCTATCATTTTTATCTCCCAACTTGTGAGTTTTTGTTACGTCTTTGTTGTCTTCGCTCATACTTCCAACTCTGCTTGTGTTGCTTTTTGTTGGATACATTTTTCTTTACAGAAATCTTCTGAAAGTTTGTCATATCAATTCGCATAGTATCTATCTCCTAACATTTTACGTTGTTGAAATTCACACTCAAGTGATTGGTAGTCATCATCACACATCTGACTTTTGCCATCACATACAGGACAGACATATATGCCACCCCTGCTAAATATTCTCTCAACTTTATTACATTTTTCTTTAAACTTGTCAAGTTCAGCACCTTGTAGTTCCTGTTGGTCTGACACATCAGGTAAGTTTAACAATTCATTTATAGACATTTATCTATCTCCTCTATCACTTAAAACTAATAGTTCCCAATCTTGTGGGGTTGCACCTGTCTTAACGAACTCACGTTCATCATCAGTTAGGTGAGGCATAGCATCTTGTATAAGAGTACCCCATCTCCATGCGTGAAGTTCTTCTTCAGTTACGTTAAGTTCCATTTCATTCCACTCGCCTGTAAAAGGTGATTGTCTAGTAATTCTCATTGTTTTTCTCCCAAGTTGTTGGTTTTATATGTTGTGTATTCTTTTCCAAGCTACCCAAGTAATAGCTTGTAATTCGTAAGCCTTCAAGCCTAGCTTCTTACTAGCCCTCTTGTATGCCTTCTGTATGTCAAAATACTCTAGCTTTCTAATGCTTGTATTAGGTGTTGTCAAGCCCTGCCTATCGTTATAGTAAATGTTTCTAGCATGACCATCAATTGTAATATCTGTCTCATCTCCCATAATATTACGGAAGAATGATACAATCTTTTTGCCATTGAGTATTATAATAGTCTCCTCATATGTAGGCATATCCTGCAGTATAGACCAAGCCTTTCTCTTCATAGCATTGTATGTACTGACCTTGACACTATCCATATCTTGACCATCAATAAATGCCTGACATAACTCAAGTGCATTGAGTGTATTGCGTTCCCATTTATTGTTTGGCGATAGTGCCGCCACTACTCCAACAACAATATGTATGGGTAATTCTAGTTTGTTTGCAAGTTCCTTGCAGTCAGTAAGTGCATTGAGATACCAAGTCATTCCGTGTTTAATCTCGCTTGGTTTAGCTAGTTTGTAGATTGCGATAATATTTTTAGTAGTAATAGCCATTGGCTTCTCCATCTAAGTGGTGGTGGACAACACTTGATTGTGTTGCCCATAAGTTGTTTTTTCTCCCAAGTTGGGGGTAATTTAAGCTACCATCTCTTTATGCTTGACGTAGCCCTGACCTTTCTCCATTACGAATGGGCAGTAGCCCTGCTTGTTTGTAATTGGAAAGTAGGCACTTGTAAAGCCACTATCAAGAACAGTAAACATTGCAGTCTGTCTTACCTGTGTAGGTAATGACTTGTTCTTACGAACGTTGAAGAATACAGGCTTTGCATTCTTTTTGTTGTAGTTTCTGCTCTTGAGAGCATAATTAAAATAATCAAAAATCATAGTAAGTCTCCTTTTGTTAAGTTGATTTTTATTATGTAAACACCCTACCATAGAGTGTTTTATTTGTCAAATGACAAATTCTTTTTAACCACTTTGTAAGTGATTGCCACATAAGCCACACTCGTAGCCGTGAAATCTATGTCTCTTGCCCTCGTAGTTGTCATAGAACTCGTAGTATGTAGAGTAATCCCAACAATCGTGTTCTCCGTGTATGTGCATATCTTCTGCCCTATACACAGTTGGCTCATCATTAAGTTCACACTTTGTGATGTCTATTGTTACGTCATTAATACTCATAAGTTTTTCTCCCAAGTTGTGAGTTTTTTATACGTTATAATTTGAAAAAATGCAAATCCAATAAATATTATTACAAACCATTTAGGATACACCATGCCCAATAGGTACGGCTCAAAGCATAAAGCTATCCAAGTAAAGATGCCTAGTATGTGGGCAATTTTATTCTGCATTCTCATTATCTCTCTCCCAAGTTCTTTCTGAACTTACAGTTAGTTTATTTACAAGTAAATATGTAATCAGTTGTTCAGCAGTTAGAAAACGAACAGGGTCTTCCTGACCTTCTATCCACACTTCGCAGTTGTGTCCATAGTCCACACTTTTCTTATCTTGTATAATACTAATACGTCTGCCATCTTCAAACTCTAATAGTATTTGTTGTACATTACGTTGAAAAACATCTTCAGCTTTCATTGTTTTTTCTCCCAAGTTGTGAGTTTTTTCTCATTAATTTAATACGTTCCCATTTTGCAACAAGAGCCTTGCGTTCCTCGTTCCTCTGATTACGGAAGTAGTCCTGCATACCATACATATTCAATGCACCTGTACGCATAATAGGAAACATCTCGACAGTCTTTCTATTCTCTTCTGAGGGCATAAAGTTCCAAGAAGTTCTGTATCCACTTTTGCTACTTGAGGGAACAGGATTACTGTTCTCCCAAGCTAGTCTAATTCTCTTTGCCATTTAATTATCTCCTTCAATTAAGTATGTATACACTATAACATAAGTATTTTATTTGTCAAATGGGATTTATTTTTCTCCCAAGTTGTGAGTTTTTTCTATCCTAACTTCACCATCAGGAAATCGTGAAGTTACACCTTTCAAATACCTAGACCTCAATTCGTCTACATAGGTGAAATATTGGTCACGATAATAGTTTTCCTTGACTGCATTCCACCCACGCATAGCTTCCTCTGCATTTTTGCAATCTTTAATTATATGTTTCAAACTTTGGACTGAACAAATTTTTGCGTGTTCTCTCCAATTTTTAAACTGCTCTGCTGTTGCTCCTGACATTTAATTATCTCCTTCAATTAAGTATGTATATATAATAGCATAATTATTTTATTTGTCAAATGAGATATTTTTCTCCCAACTTGTGAGTTTTATTTCCATACACCCCCCCCCCTACTGTCATAAGTACTG